TTTTTTCTGTCTGTTAGGAGCGCTCCACGCACTTGACCAATAAGGCATATATCCTTCAGACAGAGTTTACTTGGTAGAATGTGTAACTGGTTACTGGACCACATCCCCCTCCCCCTCATCATCCCACGATGGGGGGGCAAATATGGAGAACTCAGGCCTCTCATAAGATCCAGTATCAACCAGGCCTTTAATGCGCTCAAGCCACTCATGGTATGCATTGCTACTTGATGTCACGGTGGCATACTCCATGTGCACATTTGAGCCGTCGAAGCCTATTAGCTTCCTCCTTGCCTCGTCCATGAGTGCCCAATGCACGACACTGCTTGGGCACTCGTCGTCAATGTTCACTTCCTCATCTTCTCCTATCTGCATCCCCCCCATGGCGAAAGCATCTAGGGCTGACACATCCAGGGATGGTGCTTGATGTTCCCCTTGCTGTGCGCCTTGGGATGCGGCTAGGTGCTCAGTAGTGGTTGAAGTTGTTATATGTGATCTCTTATATGGGACTGACAAATGATTGCCGCGGAGGTCTTCCTTAACATGCCCCCAAACTTCGCTGAGTGCTGAAGCTATGTCTGCGGGATTAGTGCCATCCGCATAGGACTGCCCGATGGTGGCAACCTGAACCACTCGTTGGGCGATCTCCATGCATGTGCATTGCTGTGGTACATCCTCTAAGTCTGTCTTACTGATGTCGGATACAAAGCTTTCCCTGTCACTGGCTTTCTCAATGTGGTTCGAAACAGACTCTATTGTCTGCTGCACCACCTCTTCATTCCATGCAGATTCTGAGAATCTACCTGTCGTCGTGAGTATGCGTGATGCAAGCCTATAGAACACAGCCAAGTAATTAAGCCTTGTGATGGACGTATCAGTTGCATCTAGCCTTGCAAGCCTGTCGGCAGTGGATGTCCTCCTCTCAGCAGCCAAGCGCCACTGGGCTTTCAGCACTCTGGTTACTGTGGCTAAGTTCCCTCTGCCACTCGATACTGACACAGATGAGTATGCGGATGATGTCGGTGGCTTTAGATCCCTCAACCTAGTACCTATCGAGTAGGATGCACTGGTTACGTACATGGTTGTTCCAAAGAATGAGTTTGCCTGGTGCCACATGTCTTCTGGTTCACTTGAGCTCTCGGGGGAGAAGTGGTATCCCATGATACCTGAGGACCTCAGGAATAATTCGAACATGTGCTGCGGTGGTTGATTAGGGCAAAACTTGGATAAGTCATGGACTAGAGCCAGAAACTCGTGTTTGCGTGGCTGCAACTCTTGCGAAAGGGTCTCCCAATTCTCGACCTCAGTGGCCCAATCAACGCCATGCCTGATTGACGCGCGAGCAAGTGCATTTGCGAACTTACTGTTCCTCTCCACAAGGTTCAGTGCCATCATGTCTCGCCACGACTCAGATACTTTCCGTGCAGCTGCCCGAGGCTCTAATAAGGGCGAGTCCTCAGCAACCCTAGTTATCACAGCTCTGGGTGCGTCCACTGGTGCTGCAGCACCTGCAGTTTGAGGCAGTGGCCGTCTGCCGACGTTCTCCCATATGTGGGCAGAGGCAGAGTACCTTTCTGCAAGGCTCATTGCCCTAACGGCCACCGCGTGCTCTTCAATCTCATTCAAATCCTCAGGCTCAATGGAGGCTTCATCTTTTGCAGACTCAAACACCCGTGCAGCTGCTTGTGCTCCTGATTCAGTATATTCAATTATCGTCTTCGACATGCTTGAGTAGCTGCAGACCACCTTCGCAGACTTGCCAATGTCACCGGGGAGCTCAGTCATTGGTGTGAGAAATTTCATTGCGTCTATACCGAGTGGGGTTTCTTCTCCTTGGCTCTTCACAACCACTGGGACAGGGTGGTCCTTGTATGCAAATCCATACTCGAAAGAACCTTTTCCACACCTAGTCCCTAGCGCTGCCTCTAGCAGCCCAGCACATCGGACCAAGGTGACGACTGCCATCATGTCGTACATGGTACTCCCAGTTGTGCTGGACTGTGCATGATGCCGGCTGGCAGCCATTGCATTGACCACAACGCATGACTGGCAATTTTGGAAGGGCATCACAGCGTGGTTGACTTTTGAGTACCTGAGCGACAATCTCTTGGGGCTCCCCTCTACTTCTTTACCCCTCAAGGTCAGAAGTCGGTCATCGACATGCCCTGACCACGAGTACAGGAACAGGTCTGTCAAGTTTCTTGAGTGTGCACCATTGGACCTCGCCCACCTGAGGGCAGCGAGCCCCCGTGCCACCTTTTTTCGTACTGGGTTGTATATGACCGCTCGGATCTCGTTTGCCACGCTTGATTTTAAGGTCCTGTACCCCCTATATCCTGGTCTGGTAGGCACAGAGTCATACATGTTCAGGCATGATGAACCCACTGTGCTCCTGAGCCTGCGTTGGTCATAGGTCACAGTGGTGAGCCCTTGTGAGTACTGCATGTCAACTTGACCTCTGAAAGATAGTAAGGAGAATGGACATGGGCGGGTGTGGTTTAGTATCTGAAACCCAGATTTCAGTAGGTTTTCATCTCTAATACTGCTTGCCACTGCAAATGAGCCATGCTCGGTATACTTGCTCACGTAGTCCACCTCTGAGAGCTGGGCAGATCTGCAGCAGGAGAGCGCAACCAACAAGTTGGACTGGTCTGACGCATGTACGAGTCGCCTCAGGCTCATTATACCAGCAGACCCAAGGAGGTAGGCAACCAACTCAGTTCTGTCAACCCTTGCCATAACCTCATCTATGAAAGCCGTCGGCATTGAGGCACTGACTTCTTCCAGCAGCGCTGCTTCATGGGCTCCAGATTGCAGCACAGAAGTCAACAACTCTTCGGTCCTTGGATCACTCTCTACTGCATCCAATGTGGAGAATGGCTCTGCAAGCCCGTGAGCTCGTGCAGACTCCCTAAACTTTTCATGGATCGCTCTGCTTGCGTTTCTGTGTGTGGCTGCACTCAGACCAGAGGGGTCTGAAAAGACAGCAGTGGCGCTTCTGAGTTTCATCTCCTGACCAAGTATGTCGTTGACAGTTGACGTTAGGGTATGTGATGACACAAGGGAAGCTAATGCACAAATTATCTCAATGTACCAAGTCAGATGATCTGATTCACCTGTGGCCATGACGCTGGTTATCGGGCGGATACCAAGACCATTGAGTGTGCGTGGGGCCATGGCGATTGCAGTTAGTGACAGTTGGTCTACCTCAGACAATTCTGGGCATAGTTTAAAGACCCAGTAGAAGGAGTGCATACCAGCCAAGAAGTAAGACACGAACGGATCCGCACCTTGCGATGCTGCTGAGGCAGCTATCCCGAACACAGTGGCTATGTTGTCCAGCAGCGAAGCAAACCTGCGAGTATAATCGGGGCCTGTGCGCATCAGGGTCTTTGTAGAATGCATGACCTGTGCCCCATCGATATAGAGCTCATTAAGGTACACGAACTTGATTGATGAAAAGAAACTCTTGACTGAGTCCATCTCGAACCCAAGTGAGCTGTACATCTGCTGTAGTAGTTCTTTTGCTTCCTTGGCTTTCTTCTCACATGAGTCGATATCACCCTCGAGCACCACCTCCGTTGCAGCATCATCAATCAGGCATAGCACGTGTGCTGCTTCCTTCCTCGAAAGTATCTTTCGGGTGCGGAGTTCATATGCCCACATGATCAGTATGTGAGCATGCATGGTGGTGTCTGAGGTAGCTGGCCACCCCTGCACATTCCCTCCACTGAGATGATCTGACCTTTTCACCCCACGTCTGTCACAGAACAGTACGAGCCTATCCCACAAGGCAATCGGTGACTCAGGGTTTGGGCACTCGGTGGTCGTGAGGGCATACTTTTGCCATGAGTGGAAAACTTTCCTTGGCATATGGGGAGACCATGCGGTCAAGTCAGTTGATGTTGCGAATGCATTCCCGGTGCTAGTCTTGCTGACTCCGTGTGCCATGGCCTGGAACTTCTTCTTGTGCTTGACTTGGTCAACTCGGATAGAAACCCCAGGTGTAAGTGCTGCTAGCGGCCTAATAGAGTGGTCCACTTCAGTGAGGAATTCCCTCACTGTGTCACATGCTGACAGGGTTTCCCTCGTCTTCTCACCAGGCTTGGTGTTCTCAGCCTTGCCTGCTTCCGCTGCTATCACATCGTCATCATCGGTTAGTTTCCCCGCCATAACCCTTGATCTCCACTCGTGCATAGTTTCCCCATTAGATAGTGTCGAGCCATTAAATATTGCAGACAACAGTTCATTTTGATCCACTCTTGATAGGGATCGTGACTGGGATCTATCCATGTACTTGCGGAGGTCAGCAACTACCCGAGTGCAGTCTTTTGCGTCCATGACATGGAAGTCACCAGTGGGGTCGTACGGGAACTCTCCGTGTATCCAGACTTTGCCCCATTCCTCCTCTGGTGGCATGGTGTGCCGCCCGGCCTTGCACCTCTTGTACCAACTAGAGTCCAGAACCTGGTATCCTTCGGCAACCTTATACCTTGGGAGTCGCCTCCGCTTAGAGACGTATCTGCAGAAGTCATAGGCTCTGCAGAAATTGATGAATTTGTCCAAGAACCCAGGCGAATAACTGTTTTCATTAGATGTTTTACTGATAACCTCGTGGTGGAGCGCAAGTGGGTCGATGTCTGGCGGTGGTAGTAGGTGATAGAGTTTGAAGAACTCAGCCTTGCACCTCTCTGAGACTGGGAGGGACATGACCAAGTCCCACCACTTGCGATTGTGCGGGTAGACATTCACCATGTCTTGCTCAAGTGCACCATCTCTTTCCATATGTCCACAGTTAATCGGAGCACTTTCTTCACCAGCTAGATTCTGCCACCTCGAGTATGCAAGGTGCATGTGACGAGCAACATGTCTGGCTTTGGGTGTCTCAGAGATGGCTGACGCAATCCAAGACAAGCACCTGTTGAATTCTGGCATTAGGTTGTGGCGCTCAGTGGAACCAGACACCCTGTAGAGAGAGAATGCCCACACGGAGTTGTGCCAGGAAGTCATGCATGATCTGAAATAAGATGCAACTGATGAGTCCATAATGAGAGTCAATCCATTCGTGTGGGTCACCAGGACCCCACAGTAGTTGTAGGACCGACATCCTTCAAGTACTGTCTGGAGACAGGTCGTCCTATGCCGCTCACTCGGGGGAGACATTGCTACCTTCTGTAGCATGGACTGTAGGTGCTGAGACTGCTTCTTTGGAGGACACACCCAGAGGCGTGAGTACTTTACCCACATCGGGTGTGATCTTGTTAACAGATGCTCAGCAGCAAGTTCCCACTTCCTTGCAGTCGATGCTCGAGGTGGAGGTGAGGCAGACATGGCCGTACTTTGGAACACCCTAGAGAACATTCCTGGTGCAATCTTCTGAGAGGCCAGCTGGTGATATATTAGGTTGCGTGAGGCTCTCCGTGCCCTTCGGTCCATCTCTGTTTCCAAGTCGGGGCTGGTGTCAGAATATGCTTTTGCGCAGAGCCAGAACAGTGCTTGTTCATCAGTTAGGACATCATTACCTTCGGGCCAGGACTCAATCAGGTCAGAGACTATTGAAGAAGCTGACTCTGGCGATGTTAGTCTTGCACGACTGTAGGATCGCCCAATCTCTGCATCCAGCAGGTACTCCTCGAGTGGTGAATTGAGTCCAGGTAGCTCGTCACTGACATCTAAGCCCTCTGATGCCATATCAGATAAAATTCCGTAGTCTGCCCTCGAGACCCATGATTCCTTTGGGTCTAGTTTGGCCAAGTGGGCAATTTTGGATTGCATCCGAACATTCTTGGTTGCTGATGCCAACGATATCAGTTTGTTGCGTGCTTGGTTGACGTACCGCGGGCGTTCGTAAACTCTTGACATTTTGAAGACTTTGCAGGGAATCCAGCAGGCACTCCTCGAGTGGTGAATTGAGTCCAGGTAGCTCGTCACTGACATCTAAGCCCTCTGATGCCATATCAGATAAAATTCCGTAGTCTGCCCTCGAGACCCATG